ACAAGCAAGCAAATTAATAAACGATGCTTTTAGGTTTTTTCTCAAAAACTTATCTTATTACCTGTTCCATCATACAACTGAAATCGCTGTACCGGGCGTTATCCGTAACACTCCACTCCCGGCACACCACCCTGACCGTCCGGTTATGTTTCGGGGGCTTCCACAAAAAAGCCCGGTAACCACCATGCCATGACAGAAACGCGGACAGTGCCTCCCGCTCAGCATCCGTTGTCACCCGAAAAACCACCTGAAAGGTCTTCAGTTGCGCATTCAGTCCTGCCGGACGACGTTGCTAATAACCGTCGCCAAACTTCACCGTCATCACCGACGGTTTCTCCGTCACCTGCATCCCTTCCCGGGGACACCAGTGAAGGGTCTTAATCTCATCCACTCAGCATTCCTCCGTCACGACGCATGGATAACATCACCGCCTGTACCCGCTGGTCAATCAGCTGCACAAGACTGCCTGCCGCCTCCGGCCCTATCTGTCCGTTAGCCCCGTCATTCTGAATGGCGATATGGTAGACCGGGGAATACACCAGACCGGCACTGCCGTTCATACTGCCCACCGCGCGTACACCCAGCGAGCCATCCGCCGCCCGGGTCAGGGGCATTATGGCTTCAGGTCCTGCTTCCCCCATCAGCCCGGCCCCTTTTGCAAAGGCAAAGTACGTGGGCGTATCCACAATACTGTTGCTGTACGCGCTCAGGTTTGCCGAGGTATACACGCCGCCTTTTGCATTGGCCACCGCACCGCCCAGCCAGTCACCAATGCTGCCAATAAATCCTCCTGCACCGGACATACTGTTTGCCGCCGTCTTAATTCCGTTGACAATCGCGGCATTCATAAGAACTTTTGATATTTCCTGCAGCACTGATGAGGCCCAGTTGCGCCATTCCACTTTATTCCCGTTCAGCATCTCCGTGATGTTATTCACCATCCCTGAGATACCCTCCGTCGCAAGCTGTGCTGCCTGTGAGGCGTAATCGGACGCATTATCCACCCAGTTACTGAGCCCCTCCTGCAAGCCTTTCTGCCAGTCCGCACGCTGCACATCCGATTCGGCATAAAAGGCTGCCTGGTCCTTAAGGCGTTCGCTCAGATACTGCGCGTTCTGTGCCCGTGCCTGTCTGTAAAAATCCTCACTGATATCCCCGGCCTGATACTGAGACTGAAGGTCCGCATCCTTCTGGCGGAAGCTGTCGCGGATCTGCTGCAACTCCCGCATGCGTTCCCTGGCTCGTTCTCCCTGCCCGTACCCCAGCAGTTCGGCTTCATTTGATGCACGCGCAGCCACATTATCATTCTTCAGGGTCTCTTCCCGGGATCGCAACTGTTCCCGGATTTTTTGCTGGTCAATCAGGGCCGCGTTACGCAGCAGTTCCTGCTTCTGCATCTCCGTCAGGGTTTTCAGTTCGCCCTGCGCAGTCTGGTACTTCAGCTTCGCCAGCTCTGTATTCTGACCCGCCAGTGCCAGTTGCTCTTTCTGCTGCTTCAGTAGCCGGGAAAAACTGTCTTCCGCTTTTTCCGTCTCTGATTTTCCACCCCGGGATTTAGGTTTGTTCGCCTCGTTATTACGCCAGGCTTCCAGAGCATTACTGATATAACGCTGTCTCGCCTCCTGATACGAATCCCCCACAAAACCAAGGTCATCCGCCGCATACCCCAGCCGGGCACGCTCTTTTTCCTCCCCCTTCAGTCGGGACAGGGCCAGCTCACGTTCTGTTTTTGTCAGGGCGCTCTGCTGTTTATCATCCAGGGTGGCCTGCGGCAGCCGTAACGGTACATTCACCAGTCCCTGACGCTGCTGAAGCAGTTCATTCCCCAGCCCCAGCAGACGGTTGAATTCCGTATGCTGGCCGTTCATGACCAGCAGTGACTGATACGCTTTATTCTGCTCTGCCGCCTGCTGACGAATTAACGCCACACGGCGATCTTCCAGTCCGGCAAGCACATCCTGAATGGACTGCGCCTTTTCCTGCATCTGTGCCAGACGGGACTGCTCAACAGCAAGCTGCTCTGTTGCCTGAGCAAGCCCTTCCGTTACAGTTTTCACCGAGGTCAGATGGTTTATCATGAATCCGTCACCGGTCGTCCAGCCCGGGTTCGCCAGAACATACTGATATCCTGCGATTTTTTCCTGCAGGGATTTCACCCGACTGGCCTGTTCATCAATCAGCCGGTTCTGCTCTGTCAGCGCCGCCCGTGTTCGTCCTTCATTATCTGAGGCTTCAGGCAAAGACATTGACGGCGTTTTATGCGCGATTTCATCTATCGTCAGTGCATACTGGCGCGCTGACTCCCTGGCCTGCTCCTGATTCTGGTACAGCGTATACCATGCTGCTGCCCCCAGCATCACCAGTCCGGGTACGCCACCAACCAGTCCCAACGCACCAGTCATCAGACGTGAGCCCACCGCCGTTGTACTGTTCAGCGCATTCTGGGCTGCGGTTCTGGCAGCAATATTTCTGTTCAGGCGTTCCTGTGTGGCCGCCAGACGGGCTTCTGCAGCAATCTGCATCTCCGTCCCGCGGGCTGCCGCCACAGCCTGCTGTGCACGGTACACGGCTGCCCTTGCCCGCGCCGTGGCAATCTGCGTCCCCCTGAGCTGTGCTTCCGCCAGTGCCACTTCATTACGTGCTGCCGTCACAAGTCCTGCCGTGGCAGACACCGCTCCGGAGGCCATATTGCCAAAGTACCGGGCAACCCCGACGGCAACCAGCGCACCCACGGCTGTTGCCACATTATCAATCTGTCCGGCAACACCGTTCAGCACGCCGGAGAGCGTTTTTGTCACCCCGCTGGCCTCATTCGCGCCACCCACCCAGGCCATAAAGGCGTTTTCCACCTTTGTGATACTACCGGAAACCGTTTCCGGCATGGCCGCATATTCATCACGCAATACCCCCAGCTGGCTGATTAACGCAGGGACCACTTTATCCGCCGTCAGTTTGCCGTCGTCCGCCATCGCCTTAAGGTCTTTACGGGCCACGCCCATACCCGCAGCCAGTGCACGTACGATCCGATCTCCGCTTTCATTGACCGAATTAAATTCCTCACCGCGTAACACCCCCTGTGCCAGCGCCTGGCTGAACTGGGTGATCACCGAGCCCGCCTCTGCCGTACTGGCACCGGAGATTTTCAGCCCCGTGGAAATGGCCTCCGTCACCTTCAGTACATCACCGGCACTGTAGCCATATTCACGCATTGAGGCTGCCGAGCGGGCAAACAGGGCCGCATTATCTGAAAATGCCGTGCCCGTCCGCTGGCTGATATCCATCAGCACTTTCTGTGATGACGAAAATTCATCGGATGACTGCGACGCCTGTTTCAGTCGGGCATTCACGGAACTCCATTCATCGGCCAGAGAAATCAGGTGCCCGGTGGCAAAGGCACCTGCAAATGCCCCCGCCGTTCCGGCAACTGAAGCGCGGATTTCCGTCAACTGGCTGTTCAGCTCAGCCAGGGCGCGTCGCTGCTCCCGGGCGACTGCGGCAGCCTGACGCCCGCCATTCTGCAGGGTCCGGTAATATTCACTGCCCATGCGGGCAGCCCGCTGGATCTCCGACTGGAATGACTGCGAATTTGCCGAAATTTTGATAATCAGTTCACGTAACGTCGCCATTCACCTTTCTCCGGGCGTAAAAAAACCGCCTCAGCGGTTCTCATCATTCATGACTGTGCTGCAAAGCTCAGCGCGTCTTCCAGCGCCGCAAACGGATCCACCTCCGGCTTATCCTCATCCTCGCCCCAGCAGAGCATGGCGTCCTTCAGTGCAACATTCATCCCCTGTGCCCCGAAAACCGCTTTCACGATCTGTGCATTACGGATATCCCCGCGCTCATCACCCAGCGGGGATACCCTGTCGAACTCCATCCACATCATCGCCTCGCTCGCACTCAGGCTGTGCCGCAGTTCGGATAAGGTGCGCCCCAGACGGAGCGCAAGTCGCATCAGAAAGCGAATTTCCGGGCGGGCTACTTTTTTCTGGCCGACTCTGCATCAGCGATCAGTTCCAGTGCCTGACGCAGCAACCGGGCATGTACCGGACCATAGACGGCCAGCACCTGCTCACGGTCGTCCGGAGTGAACACCCGTTGCAGGTCAGTATCACACAGGACATCGCAGAACAGCGTCACATCCGCTTCCAGGTTACGGCGGGTTTTCGCCACCACCGACAGGGTATCGTCATCCTCTCCATCACCATTGAGCACTTCCTGCCACAGATACCAGGCCTCTGCCGAAGGCTCCCGCAGCACCACGCTGACATTTCTCCATTCCGGCACCTTCACCGTTTTATGACGGAACCCCGACAGTCTGGCCAGCGCCAGTGTTTTCAGATCCTTTTTCATGATGACCCATCCCCTTATCCGGCGGCTGCGCTCACTGTCACGGTGCATTCAAAAGACGTCACACTCTGTGCTTTCTCTGCCGAATCGGTCACCACGCAGGTATATTTCCCCGCATCAGCGGACTGCGCACCTGGCTTACTGAAGGTGTCTGTCGTCTGACCGTCAACCGGCTGACCATCCTTCTTCCAGGCGTATTTATACGGCGGCGTTCCCCCGTTGGCACTGACTGACATTGTCAGCAGCGCACCGGTATTCACGGTAAGTGTCTTATCCAGATTTTTCCCAAACGCCAGCGGTACCACAAAGGACACCGGTTTGCCTTTCAGACGCAGTGAAAACGTTGCTGCCACCACGCCGTTGGTACCGGATGACCAGGTGTGCTGACGCACTTCCGCCAGGAACTTAAAGCCCTTACCGGACGGAAACAGCACCTTAAACGCATACAACGCGTCATTGTCATAGGCATCACGCAGGGCGTTCTGGGCCTGATTCAGATAAAAATTACCCGACATGGAAATCTCGGACGACGCCCCCAGACCGTTGATGTTCTCCTGCTCTGTGGAGCAGAGCGTGGTCACATCAATATCCTGTTTCTGACCGGCGGTGAACTGGACTTCCTTGATAGTGCAGTCCAGGCGCAGATATTCCGCCTTATCCATAGTTTCAGCAGTCGCCGGGGCAGATGAAATCATCACCTGCGTCAGCTGTGAGCGTTCATACAAAGCAGACATTCTGCCTCCTGATAATAAAAAACCCGCACACGGCGGGGTATGGGTTTTGTAGAAAAAAAGAAAAAGTCACACCGTGACCTGAAACTCCAGGGTTGCACGGTAACAGCGGTTTTCCGGAATATAGTCCTGCATTTCACTGACGGATCCCGGGGCCAGCAGCATTATGGCTTCACGGGCGTCCTGACGTATCTGACGCGCCTGCGTCACAGTCCCGGCATAAACGTCTATCTGCACCGACACTGAGGACTCCGCCTGCCCGCCCATCACGTCCGCAGACACCGATGAAATCAGGCTGAAAACCACCCACGGAAGCGCCACCGACGGCCTGCCATCCAGCAGGGGGACCACATACGGGTACACCTGCCCGCCGGCAAGATGCGCCAGATGAGGATACAAATCCGCCTCCGTCATCGTCTCAGTACCTCATCAATGGCCCGGTTTATCCGCGCAATCGCCACCTGAGCTGCCTGTTCACTGCGCACATCAAACGCCGGGCGCACAAACGGGTGCGGTGGCATATTCACGGTCCCCATTTCCACAAACCGCCAGTAGAAAGCATTGCGCGGGTTATCCGCCTTCATGGTGTTATCGCTGTTACCGGTGTCCGGATTAACACCACGGATATGGACACCGGATTCCATCCCGCCATCGCGGGAGCGCCGGGAAAGGATCACCACATTGCGGCGCAGTTTTCCCCTGCGTACCGGTGCCCGTGACACCACTTCTTCTTTCAGCACATTCGCACCAGCACGGGTTGCCTCACGCAGCACCCGGTTATTTTCTGCACCACTCAGAAGCTGCAAATCACGGCTTATTTCTTCAAGTCCCGAAAAATCCAGCAGGGTTTCGATCATTTTTCCCCTCCCAGCCGACAGAGAATTTCCAGGCGCCCGCCGGTCGCATCCGGCACGGGCACCCCGACAACATTCAGGATACAGTCACGCCAGGGACCACTCAGCACATGAAGTCGTGACGCCGCCGTGATTTCCCGACCGGACTGACCGCGCACCCAGATGCGGATTTCCGCCTGCGCCATTTCCGCACCGGACTGCATCCGCTCCCGGCTGCCCCTGCCCCAGATATCCGCATGAATTTTCCCGCATGACACCCATTCTTCCGTCATTTCTCCGGCAGCATTACGGGTTAACACCGGGTTCAGAACACTTATCATCTGTGTCAGACGACCTGCAGATATTGCCATTCCCCCTCCTCATAACACCGTCGGACAACGCAAATCGTAAATCAGCACGGAAACAGAAAACGGCAACTCCCCCTGCACGAGGTCTTCCCGCTCCGCAAGATCCGGATTCCGGTACAGCATCCCGGTCAGTCGCATGGCAGCCCCCTTCATCCGGGTTAATGCCTCACCCGGGATCAGTTCACCGTCCTCACGAATCACTTTATCCCGGCTGCCCTGAATGTAGGCCAGCAGCACGGCGGTAGCCTGACGAACCTTGTCCATCAGCATGTCATCATCCGCGTCATGGTCGACACGCAGATGTGCCTTGATCTCTTCCAGTGTCAGTAATGCCGTCATTTTCCGTCTCCTGCATCCCGCCCACGTTTTGCAGCCAGGGTCCAGGCTGATGAATGAGCTTCTCCGGGTTTATCTTCGGTCATACTGTTGCAGTGCCACAACGAGCCCCCCCACGTCACCGTATCGCCGGGGTGGTAGGTTTCACCGGCTCTGAACACACCGCGGTAGAGCATCACCGGCAGGGAAAATGTTTTTTCCGTACGCAGGCCACTGCTCTGCCGGACCACCACAGAGAACAACCGCTCACCCGTCATGCTGACGTCAATATCGGCCACCCCGTCAACCAGGCATTCCCATCCCCGCATCCCGTGCGTTTTTTCATACGCCCGCCAGAGTCCGCCCTGGTGTGTGGCATACGTGCCCCGGGGAAAGGATTTTTGATCGTCAATGGCGGGGAGTATTTCCAGTGCCGTGGCATCACGCCCGTCCTGCGGAGCCGGCAGGGCACTCACCGCATCCAGAACCGCCTTCTGCAGAACATCCGGATCGTAGTCACGACCGTCGCGCGGAACAGGAATATGGCTTACGGCCTCTTTCACCATCTGCTCAAGCATCGGACGCACATCATCCGGGGTGATACTTTTTCCGTCCGCCGGTAGCGGAATATTTGCGACCGCATCATTCACCGCCTTCTGCAGAACATCGGGATCATAGTCACGACCGTCGCGCGGAACAGGAATATGGCTTACCGCCTCCTTCACCATCTGCTCAAGCATCGGACGCACATCATCGGGAGTGATACTTTTACCGTTCGCCGGTACAGGAATATTTGCGACCGCATCATTCACCGCCTTCTGCAATACTTCCGGATCGTAGTCACGACCATCACGCGGAACAGGAATATGGCTTACCGCCTCCTTCACCATCTGTTCAAGCATCGGACGCACATCATCCGGGGTGAGACTTTTACCGTCCGCCGGCTGCGGAATATTTGCGACCGCATCATTCACCGCCTTCTGCAGAACATCGGGATCATAGTCACGACCGTCGCGCGGAACAGGGATATGGCTTACCGCCTCCTTCACCATCTGTTCAAGCATCGGACGCACATCATCCGGGGTGAGACTTTTACCGTCCGCTGGCTGCGGAATATTTGCGACCGCATCATTCACCGCCTTCTGCAGAACATCCGGATCGTAGTCACGACCATCACGCGGAACAGGAATATGGCTTACCGCCTCCTTCACCATCTGTTCAAGCATCGGACGCACATCATCGCCCGTCACGCACTTCTGTAATACCACAGACAGGGAAGCCAGTTTTTCTTCAAACATTTGTGCCTGCGAGGCAATCTTCCCCTCAAATGTGCGCTGTAAATCCGCCAGCACCGCAGCGAATTCTTCTCCCAGTGCACGAATAATGGACAGTTCCCGTTCCGTCATTTTCTCAGTATCCCCCCTGAACATCGCTTTCACTGCATCATGCTCTGTTTCGCTTATGGCCTTATTACCGTCAGATGCGCCGTCAGGCAGTTGTGATGAAACTGTTTTCCCGGTCGACGCGAACGGATCCTCACGGGCATCACGACGGGACAGCGCCTCCAGACTGTAGTTCTGCTGCTGAAGATACAGTGCATCACCGCCGGCCAGGGGCGGCAGGTTCTCCCGTTTACGGGCCTCATTGGGCGTGAGAAGCGTATTTTTCACCGCATCCCCCAGCGTTTTCATGCGCCGCTCACTGTCCATTCTCAGCAGCGTGGTGACATCAAATTCTGTACTCTCGTTTTCCCCTGTTTCCAGCGCCTCATCCAGTAACAGCTCAATGGACTCAATCAGCGTCTGCAGACACTGGGAATAATACTGCTGCTCCAGCGCCTCCACGTTGTCACTGGAAGGCGGCTGGCCAACGCCAATCTTGTAGGCCGGGACACGGAACACCGAACAGACAATTTCAGCCGTCATTTTCAGCTGTTCCACCGTCTGCGCATCCACCGGTGAAAACGTCGTGGGGTTATATTTCGCCCCGTTGCTCAGGATCGCCGTTTTCCCCGCATTTTCGCCGGTATACCCGCTGTCCCAGTTGCTCTTCAGTTTTTTCGCATTTTCTTCCGTTATACTGCCGGGGATCTCAATCACCCCGGACGGCCTGCCGCCATTTCTGAAAAAAGACGTTGAATTTGCCTGAATATGATGCCCCTGCGTGGCCGCCAGCCCGGCAGCATACACCGGCGGCAGCCCCACAAGCGGATGAAAAAAACAGTTAAACCGGTCGTGGATCACTTCCCTGGCAGGCACCGTCACCGCCTCCGTGATCCCGCAGTTCCGGTCCGGTGTAATGCGATAGAACACCTCGCCGTCATCCGCCACCAGAGGTTCAACCCGGCTCCAGTCCAGAATACGCAGTTCTTTGATCTGCCCCCGGGCATTACGGATTTTCAGCACCACCGTATTGCCGTGACGCAGTTTGGCGTTCAGCCACAGTTCAAAAAACTGGATGCGGTTCTGCTGGGCGTTGGGACGACGACAGAGGCGGGCAATATCCCCCCGGCGCGTTTCCCTGCGTATCCCATGCGCATCCGTCTGCATAAGACGCAGCCGCATTTTGGCGATATCCTGGGATATCAGCGAAATACATGCAAACACCGCATGAAAGGAGAGGACGGCTTCAGGATCGGCTTTCACGCCCTGCTGTTATGTCACCTGGGGATTATTGATAACGGCAGCGCTTATTACATTTTGAAAGTGGAGTCATCAGCCACTATCAGCGTGCGTTCCCATGAAGGAAAAAGCCTTTCGCTTTATC